CTTTACACGAACACATATTCGGAAGCAATCTTTATTACCAAAGAATAGCGATTTCGAACTTACCACAATAATCAATTTAAGTAATAACTGAAAACAAAACCCCTTGTAGATTTCTTTACAAGGGGTTTTTTGTTGTCATTAGACCTAAAAATTTAAAGTCATTAGACCATTATGAAATTTTTTATTTTATTAAGGCACCCCTCCTTGTCATCAATCCAATCCTTTTCTTCTACGACTAATAGTTCAATGTTCTTTTCTTCACACTGTTTTATTTTTTCTATGTCACGTCGTTTAACATCTTCCTTGTGATGCCAATAATCACCATTAAACTCTATTGCCTTATTTAATTCAGGTAAATATATATCTAATTCTAGCATCTTATTTGTTAATGGATTATGAATAACAGACCTATCGTTTTCAATAATTAATCCATCGTATATATTTTTTACAAATTCAACAACCCGTCGTTCTGGTTTTGATTTATTATCAATAAAAGAACATAATGGGCATCTTTGACCTTGTTGAAAATCACTATATCTCATATTGAATTGGTGCCTATTAGGGCATTTAAGTATTAAATTTGTATTGTTATTAATGTACTCTGTTGATATTAATATATAACCATTATTCTCAATTTGTTCTTTAACATATTCATATGTTAAAGATTTACCCCCATTACATACTGGGCATCTATGACCCATATAAAAATTAGCATATGAAACATGGTAACGATGCTCGTTAGGACATTCTACTTCTATTTTAGATATTGCATTTTTGTAAGTATTTGAAATTAATTTGTATCCTGTTTTTTTAATCTGTTTTTCTATATAATTAAATGAATGTTTTACACCTCCATTACACTTTGGACATCTGTAACCACTGTCAAGATAATTCCAAGAAGTTCTATATTGATGTTGTTTATCACATTCTATTAAAAATTTAGATTTTGAATTTTTAAAGTTAGTAATATCGAGTATTTTATAGTTAATAGTATTACAAAAATTTTCAACCATATCAATTGTCACTCGACCATTTTTATTGCAATATGGGCACTTATGATTATGTAAAAATCTATCAAAGGTTGTGTGATATTTGTGATTATTGTTACATATAACTTCAAGGGTTTCCCTGGCATTTTTGTATGTTGTTGATATTAATTGGTACTTTACTTCATTGAATTTAGATTTAACGTACTCATAAGTGTATGAATTTGACATTTTTATTACCCCTCATACATTTTACTAAAAAATTATTTTTTTGTAAACCGTTGACATTAACCCAGTAATAAGATATATTTAAATAAATATACTATAATTAGGGGTGTGATGTATGAATTTGAGGAATATTGATGGAAGTGAAGTAAAAATCATATCAAATGGATCCCATAAGATAATAATGTTTGATTGTGATACGTGTGGGACAACAGTGGAACAGTCTTATAGAAATTACCTAAATCAAAAGGATGGAAAATTTTGTAGGTCTTGTAGAAATAAACATACTGCTAATAGAATTGATGTAAAAGAAAAACAATCACAATATACCAAGAATATGTGGTCAGAAAAAATGTCCGGTATAATAAAAAAGGAACAGAAAATCGATAAAAGAAAAATTAAAAAGGTAGATCATAATAAAGACACTTCTTTTAAAAACGATAACGATATTAAGAATGTGAATCTTATTAAAGATTTTTTAAATAAAGAAGGAATTAAATTTATATACGAAAGCGTCCCCGGAGATGACACACAATGTATTTTTAATGTAATAGGAATTAATGATAAAAAAATTGAAATTCGTTATATTAATACCTTTACTCATAAAATGGATTATAAAAAAAGGTTTGGTATTGAAGGACTTCCACATGACTATTTTATAAATATTTCACATACAAATGCAAATAATGAAATTAGAACTATTTGGATAAAAGATTTTGAAATAGATGAAAAAACAACTATTAAAGGAATGGAAGGAGAAGAAATAAAGGATTATCATAGAAAATGGGAAGTAATAAAATCATATATACGAACAGCAACTGGTCATATTAGGAATAGAATATATGCTAGAGATTGTGAAATTAAAATTGTCCCTAATTCTCAATTAAGACCTTTTCTTCAATTAAATTGTTTTTATGGATATAGAGCAGCAAATAAAAATCTTGGATTGTATTTGAAAAAAGATAAATGTGGGTTCAAAAAGGGAACACTCTTATTTGTCTATACATTTGGATGTGCCTTTTATGACCGTAATAAACCCGGACAATTAGAAGTAATTCGTGTAGCAACAACATTAAACACACAGGTTATAGGTGGAGCAAGTAAATGTATTAAATATTTTATGGAAAATTTTGATGTTCTTACGATAGGAAAAAATGATGTGGAAGTAAAATCATTATTATTCTATGTTGATGCAGACCATAATTCATCACAAAGTTTAGAAACACTTGGATTCGATTTTATTTCATGGCAAGGTAATGGATTTATGAATGTTGATGTTGAAACAGGTGATGTATTTCACAGAAGGCCAATGGAACATAAAAAAATAATGCAAAAAATGAAAGAAGGTAAAATTTATAGTATAGCGAACGCTGGGACTATTGTGTATAAACTAGAAAAAGAAAAATGGTTTAATATGAGAAAAAAAGATGTTTAAAAATTATATTTTTATAAGGAAGTAAAAATGAATATTGATCTTGATAATTTAGCAAGAGAATTTAATATGAACAGTGATTTTAATAGTAACAATATTGAGCAACACGCTATTGATATTGAAAAAATAATAGAAGGTGACAACTCTAATGATCCTGATAAAGTATTATCTGATAGCATTGGAAAGGCTAATGCTATACTTGATAGAATCATAGTTGAAATAAACAATAGTGGTATGACACCAAGGATGGGAGAAGTTGCTAGCCAATTAATCCAGGCAATAAATACTGCAGCAGGTCAACTTTATGTAAAAGATTTTAATATTGGAAGTTTACGATTGAAGCAAAAAATGTTAGAATTAAAAGAAAGAGAAGTTGAAATTAAAGAAAAATTGTCAAAACAAAATAGGCCAGAAACTATAAATCAAAATCTTATTCTTACTGATAGGGAAACTGTATTAAAACTAATTAAAGAAAATAGAGAAGAAATAAAATTACTTGATTGTGAAGATCAAAATAAAAAGGAGATAGATAGTAATGATGAACAATAGTGATTTCAGAGAAATAATCTTGAAGCAAAGAGAAAAAACAGCTGACACTAAATGGTCTGGAACAGTATTAAATTATTTATATAAGGTACAAGAAAATCCGAATATTAGTCAATTTGCACCGGGTAGAATATATAACATGATTATGTCTTATGGTACTGAACAAGTTGATGATTCCTTAAAAACAAGAGGTTATGAAGATCTTGTAAAGTATAAGTTTTTTGATGATAAAATCTATGGCTCTCTTGATTCTATCCACGATCTTATGAAATTTCTGAAAGCGTCTGCTCGTAGAACAGAAACGGGAAAAAGGGTTCTTTTAATGGTTGGTCCTGTTAGTTCTGGAAAAAGTACCATTTCTGCTCTTATTAAAAGAGGATTGGAAATGGATAAAGAACCAAAATACGCAATAGAAGGATGTCCGATCCATGAAGAACCATTACATTTAATTCCTGAATCTGAAAGAGAAAATTGGGAAAAGAGATTAAATGTAAAAATTGAAGGTCATGTATGCCCAGTATGCCAGCAAATGATTGATGAAAATTTTACAGATGAAAATGGTAATGTAAAATGGGAAGATGTACCAGTTACTCAAATTCAGTTCTCTGAACAAAAAAGAATTGGTATTGGTACGTTTGTTCCATCTGATCCCATGAGTCAAGATGTTTCAGAGCTTATTGGTCGTGTAAACATGAGTAAAATTACACGATATGGCGAAACAGATCCAAGAGCATATCAGTTTAATGGTGAATTACAAGTAGCAAATGGTGGTATGATTGAATATATAGAATTGTTAAAATGTAATACAAAATTACATAACATTCTTATTACAGCAGCACAAGAACAACTTATTAAATCACCAGGGTTTCCTCAGATGTATATTGATACATTAATACTCGGTCACACCAATTTTACCGAATTTGAGTCTTTTAAATCAGATAAAAAAAATGAAGCGCTTTGTGACCGTATGTATACAATAGTTGTTCCTTGGAACCTCCGTGTGGATGATGAAATCAAGATTTATGAAAAGATGATTCGTGAATCAGATTTTAAAAATATTCATATTGCCCCAGGCACATTAAAAGTAGCAGCACAATTCGCTGTTCTTTCAAGACTTGTTCCTTCAACAAGAATTTCTTCTCTTATTGAAAAAATGAAAATTTATAATGGTGAAGTTACAGAAGAAATGAAGAAACAAGAAATAGATCTGAAAGCCCTTCGTGAAGAAGGTAGATTAAAGGGAGAAGGCATTAATGGTATTTCACCGAGATTTATTATAAATGCTTTGAATGTAGCACTTGGTATGAAGGAAGATAAGAAATGTGTGAACCCTATTGATATTATCAGATCATTAAAATCTAATTTCGATCATCATATTGGTATTACACCTGAAGAAAGGGATAAGTATTTGGTTATGTTGATTGGTGAAAAGGATTCCATTAGTTATGAATATAAACTGATGGCAAGAAAAGAAGTCAATATGGCATTTTTGACAGCATATGACGAACAAGCACAGTCTTTATTTGAAAATTATATTATTAATGCAGCATCATTCTGTAAAAAGGAAAAGGTTTTAGATTCTATTACAGGAGAATACTCTGATCCTGATGAAAAATTGATGAGACAAATAGAGGAATTTATTAGTATTCCTGTAAATTCAAAAATGGAATTTAGACAAGGAATTTTTGTATACAAATCTACACGTCTAGAAAAGGGATTAGGATTTTCATTCAAAGACTATGAACCTTTAAGAACCGCTATTGAAAAGAAATTAATTAGTGATTTGAAAAATATTGTTTCCTTATCTATTGCTGACCGATCTGCTACTGACGATAAATCTAAAAAACGTCGTCAAAATGCTATTAATAAAATGATGGAACATGGATATTGTGAATGTTGTGCTACTCAAGTTCTAGGTTTTGTCGGAGAACTTTTAAGGAGGTCAGAATAATCAATAATAGCAATGATTTTATCGTATAAATTCTTCAACAAAAATATTTTATAAACATCTTCATAGAACATAATGAAGTTTATTTATAAAAGATGAAGTAAGGAAAAGAATCTAATATAGAAAGGTGGATTACATAGAGTAAGAATTGATATTAAATAGTATTACATTATGTATAAAATGACATAAACATATGTTTAATGAACATAAATTTGAGAATAAATTTACAAAATATATAAATAGAATAATCCCGCCATCATAAACACAACTGTTCATGTTATGTTCAGATCCTCTGTAATTTCTTCTTTTACAGAGGATCTTTTCGCTGTTGACAAATATATATTTTTTTGTTATACTTTATAAAAGAAAAGAAATATGTGTAATTCAGGTTGTATAGATTTTGGAAAAGAAAATATAACACCAACATCAATAGAAGGGAGTAGAGTAATCAATATTGGCTCTCTTGATGTCAATGGGAATATGAAAGAATATATTCTTTAATAAGTCCGAAGAATATATTGGAGATTTGAAACATATGATATGAAATATATATTTTCTGATTTCAATGAACATGGTACTGTAATAATAAAAAAGACCCCGTTGACATTGGTGTTTTTGTCTATACTACAAAACCTAAAAAAGAGATTGACTATAGAATGATAAATATCGAGGATTGTATAATATAGTATATGACTTGAGAATATGAATAATTGTATAAAATCATACAATAATTAAAAGGAGAAACGAAATGGCAATTGCATCACATGATGACTGGTTTCTTTCAGAAAAAGGAATTAGAGATGCTCAAAGACATAGAGAAAAAATTGATGACCAAATACGCAAAAATGTTCGTGATGTTATTGGTGAAGAATCTATTATTACACAAAAGCAAGGTAAAAAAGTAAGAATACCGGTTAAAGGATTGAAGGATTTTCATTTTAAACATGGTATTGATAATGGATCTGCTAAAGGTGGTGTTGGGCAAGGTAAAGGAAATCCAGGTGATGTTATTGCAAAAAGAATAGGTGATGGAAATGCTTCTGGACAAAAGGCTGGTTCCGACCGAGGCGAAGAATTCATGGAAGTGGAAGTAGATATTGATTATCTTATTAAGATAATGTTTGAAGAACTTGGCCTTCCATACCTTGAAGATAAAACGAGAGCCGAACAATTAGTACCATCTGGATGGAAATTTAGCTCTATTTCAAAGGTAGGAATACCTCCTAGAATGAGTAAGAAAAAAACAATTTTTGAAGCTATGAAACGAACAGCTTGTTATATTGCTGAAATAATTGAACAAACAAAATGTATTCAAGAAGATGCTGAACGTGCTCTTATTCAAGCAGAAGGTGATTTAGAAATTGCTATACAAATAGTAAAAGATAATAATGTAAATAAAGATCTTAATCCTGATTTATTATATATTGAGGATGATGACTTACGATATAAACAAATTGAGCAAGAATATGAAATACATTCAAATGCTGTAGTTATTGCTATGATGGATATTAGTGGTAGTATGACACCAGATAAAAAATATTTGGCTAAGTCTTTTCTATTTTGGCTAAATGAATTCCTAAAAAAAGCATATGATAACGTTCAAATTCGTTTTATTGTCCATACAACAGAAGCAAGATTAGTTGATGAAGATTCATTTTTTAAGAAAGGTGAATGGGGAGGAACATATTGCTACACAGCATTTGATCTAGCTAACAAACTTATTGATACTGAATTTCCTACGGAATCATGGAATGTATATACTATAATGGTCTCTGATGGTGAAGATTTTAATGTATCCAAAACACTGTCGTCAGTAAAAACCATGATAGATAAAAAAATAAATATGTTAGGATATTTAGAAGTAAAACCATCAGTAGATGACGGTCTTTTTTATTCCGCTGGAACTTTATTAAAAGAATTTCGCAGAACATTTGATATGAAGGTTAATACAAGTGATGGTAAGACATTTTTCAAGAATGATGATTGTCATATAATAGCTGGTGAAATAAAAGGAAGAGAATGGGTATACCCAATGCTAAAGGCTATGCTCTTTGAGAAGAAGAAATGACAAAAAAATTATCTTATATACACATAAAAGAGCAAATAGAAAATCAAAAATATACTTTATTATCAACAGAATATATTAATTGCATGAAAAAATTAACATTAAAATGTCCAAATGATCATATTTTTTCAATGAGATATAATAATTTTCAACAAGGAAAACGTTGTCCAATTTGTATTAAAAATAATGTATATAAGGGTGGGTCGGTTCCTTATACAATGGAAACAATAAGAACTAACATCGAAAGGATAGGATATGTATTATTATCAACAGAATATAAAAATGCCTTAAATTTGTTACAAATAAAATGTCCAAATAATCACATTTTTTCAATGAGATGGAATGACCTACAACAAGGAAGGAGATGTCCTGACTGCGCAAACGATGAAAAACGTTTAATATACAATAATGTAAAACGAAAGATAGAGGATCGTGGGTTTGAGTTAATTAGTAAAAATTACGTTAGAACTGATCAGAAACTACAAATAAAGTGTTGCAAATGTGGTCACGTATTTACTAAATCATTTTTTTGTTTTAATCATCAAATATCCCCATGCCCACGACATAGAAAAGACAGGTCTTTTTATGAAAAAGAAATTGTTTCATTGGTCAAATCCATATACGATGGGGTTATTGTAGAAAACGATAGAACAATTGTAAAAAATCCTATAACTAATAGAATGTTAGAATTAGATATTTATTTGCCAGATATAAAAAAGGCCATTGAATTCAATGGAACATACTGGCATAGTGATGAAAATACAAAACAAAAAGATATTCAAAAAATTCAGCAGTGTAGTAAAAGAGGAATAAAATTACTAGTTGTCACTGATACAGAATGGAAAAGAGACAAAGATATTATTAAAAACATAAAAAATTTTATTAAAAAGGATTAATAACTAGATATGGAAAAAAATGACCTAAAAAGACTGCTAAAGCTAGAAACCAAAATTGATAAAATTGTAACAAATATGGGGTTTAATTACATTCCTGTTGAGTGGGACATTATACCAGAGCCTAAAATGTGGGAAATTCTAGCATATAGATCACCTACGCAGATAAGTAACTGGAAATTTGGTAGAGATTATGAAAGACAACGTACAATAGCTGAAAATGTTTCAGCAAATTTACCATATGAATGTGTTATATTTGGCGACCCTTGTCGTGCATATCTTATGAAAACAAACCCATTTGCTGTACAGGTTTTAGTTATGGCACATGTCGTGGGTCATAGTATATTCTTTAAAGAAAATAAACTTTTTGAAAAATCAAGAATTGACATGATGACAATTTTATCAGAAGCAAATCATAGATTCAACGAATATGAAAAAATTTATGGCATTGATGAGATTGAACGAACTGTTGATGCTGGGCACGCTATTCAAATGCATAGTTCACCTTTTGATATTGAAACAGAAGAGGAAAAGAAAATTCGTGTATATGAACAATTAAAACAGACTCATAGAATACAAAGATCAGAATTTAGTGATATTATATTATCTAATAAAAACGAAAAAAATGATATTGAAGGGTATAATAAACAATTATATCGTATAGTTAGACAAACAACACCTGTTGAACCCACAGAAGATTTATTAAGATATATTATTGATAATTCTCCTATATTAGAAGATTGGCAAAAAGATATACTTGAAGTAATTCGATATGAAGGACAATATTTTTGGCCTATTATTAGAACAAAATTTATAGATGAAGGTTTTGCAACATTTATACATGAAAAAGTTATGGATATTCTTTTTAAAGAAGGTGATTTAACACCGGATGAACATGGACAATATAACTATTCAAATTCATTAGTGAAAGCACAACAAAGAATGTCAATGAACCCATATTTGATTGGTTCTCATATTTGGAAAGATATAGAAAAACGATGGAATAAAGGTCAACATGGTCGTGAATGGGATGAATGTAAAGACCTTTCTCAAAAAGAAAAATGGGATACAAAAGAAATGAAAGGAATAGAAAAGGTTAAAGATGTTCTTCCAGTATATACAGATTGGATGTTTTTTCAAGATTTTCTAAACACAGATATTATAGAAGAACTTGATATGTATATATATCTTGAACAAGAAACATCAGATGGTTCAACCGTATATATCAGAACAGAACATACAGCTGATCAAATTAAACAAATAATAATTAATTCTTTTTCTAATATAGGTATTCCAAAAATAGAAATTATAGATGGTAATTTTCAAGGATCACAACATTTACTTTTAAATCACAAATATGTAGGATCTCAATTAGATTCTCAGTATACATCAGAAACAATGAAGCATTTATTTAATCTATGGGGGAGGGATATATACCTCAAGACAATTATAAATGACCAAGAAGTTGTTATATCAATAATAAAAAAAGATAAATAGTAAATGAAAATAGAAAAAATTAAAATATGGTGATATAACATGAAGATAGAAGAAAAAATAAATGAGTACATAAATGAAGGTAGAAAAAAATTAAAATATGGTGATACTATACAATTAAAAAAGAATGCTACTGTAATATTATCAGGTACTTTAGACAAAAAGGTACCCAAAAGATGGATAAATGATGGTGAATGGTGGTATGTAGATGCATACGATGAAGATACTGGAATGATAAACATAAATAGACAAACACCATATCCTGGAGCCTTTTGTTCATGGGTGCACGAAGATGATGTAAAATAATTTACTAATCATACTCTACTCATATAAATACCTTACAATAATAAATATTGTGGGGTATTTTTGTATTATGAGTATTAAATATACAGATTCTTTAAAAAAACCAGAACAAGAAATTGAATATACACCCGAATTAATGTTAGAATTACATAGATGTTATGATGATATTTGGAATTTTCTAAAATATATAAAAATAATACATCCAGATAAAGGTGTAATAACATTCGAGCCTTATGAATTTCAAAAAACCATCCTAAAAAACCTACAAAATAATCGGTTTAATATAATTTTAGCATCAAGACAAAGTGGAAAATGTTTATCTGGATGTACAATGATAAAATTGAGAAACAAAAAGACCGGTGAAATAAAAGAAATGTCTATGAATGATTTTTATAAAATAAATAAATAAACATTTACCATTTTGTCTCTTTGGTATATATATACATTATATACAAATTTATACGGAGGTAATTATGGAAAAATGTTTGATATGTGATTATGAATGTAATGATGTGTTTCAACACATCAGAAACAAACATGGTATGAAAAACTTGGAATACAAGCTAAAATATAATTTATATGGTAATTGTTTATTATGTGGTGAACCGATAAAAAGAAAAGGTTCAAAATTTTGTTGTGAAGAACATGGTAGAGTATGGAAATCCAGAGAAAAATATAAAAATGTATCATCAGATAATTATGTTGTTTGTAAAATATGTGGATTTTATGGGGGTGATATTGGATCTCATATTAGAGATTATCATAAAATGACATTAAATGAATATTATGTAAAATATTCAGCAACAACAAAAGATGTTTATTCAGTTAATAAACTAAAATCTATGTCAGATAGAGTAAGGGGAAATAAAAATCCAGGATTTCACCATGAAGGAACATTATCACCATTTAGTAAAAGATTTATTAAATATGATACAATTTCTGATAATGAAAAAGAAAAAATAATAAATGAAAAAGAAAAAATAAAAGGTTCGGTTGCTAAAAAAAATCAAAATTCACCTAATCAAACTGGATATTGGATGAAAAAGGGCTTTACTGAAGAAGAATCCAAACAAAGAGTTAGTGAAAGGCAACGAACATTCACATTGGAAAAATGTATTGAAAAATATGGTGAAGTTGAAGGTATTAAAAGATGGAGTGAAAGACAGGGTAAATGGTTGAAAAATCTTCCAAAGCTATCATATTCAAACATCTCACAAACATTATTTATCAAAATATACGAAATGATAAAAGATGAGTATCAAAAAATATATTTCGCTACACTAGATCCTAAGTCACATACATTGGACGAAAATAAAAACCATGAATATATGCTCAGATTGAAAACATCATATTGCAAATTAGACTTTTTTATCAAAGACATCAATAAGGGTATTGAATTTGATGGTGATTATTGGCATGGTGAGAAAAGAGGAAACAAAGATCGTGATGAAAAAAGAGATAAGAGTATTATAGAACAAGGCATTATGTTACATCATGTAAAAGAACGTGATTACAAGAATAACCCCGAAAAAACAATACAGGAGTGTTTAAAATTTATATATGGATAAAAAATTCATTGATGAAGTATTATCTGATGAATATGAGGTACTGACACCTACAGGATGGGAAGATTTTGAAGGTATTTGTAAAACCATACCATATCAGGTATATGAAGTTATATTTACGGATAACTCAACAATCAGATGTGCAGATACTCATATATTCATGTCTGGTGGTAAAGAAATATTTACCAAAGATTTGGTATGTGGGTCAGTAATAGACGGAAATCCTACAAATAAAACAGTAAAAGAAATAATCCAACATAACAAATATGAGAATATGTATGACTTGAAAAATGTAGATGGTTCAGTGTATTACACAAATGAAGTTGTGTCACATAATACAACGACTATTTCTGCTTATGTGTTATGGTATGCGATATTCAATGCTGATAAAACAATAGGTATTGTTTCAAATAAACAAGCATCAGCTATTGATATTATGAATCGTATAAAAAGAGTATATCAAGAATTACCCACATGGATAAAACCAGGCATAACTGAATGGTCTAAAACATTTGTAACTTTTGAAAATGGTACTAGAATTATGGTTTCCGCAACTAGTGAAGATGCTTTCCGTGGGCGGACATTAAACCTATTATGTTTGGGTGGTGAAAATACAGTTAAGGTGAGAGATAAAATAACAGGTGAAATAAAGGATATTACATTAGAAGAATTACATACGGAATTAAATGTCTAATATAAAATATAATATTAAGATAATATCTGATTATATTTCTATTTTTAATCATACTTTATTATCAACAGAATATGTTAATAATAAACATAAATTATTAATAATATGTCCTAATGGCCATGAATATAAGTCATCTTTTACTCAATTTAAACGAGGTGATAGATGTAAAATATGTTCTGGTAAAGATAGATATACATATGAATTTGTTAAAGATTATATTGAAAAAACAGGATATAATTTATTATCAACAGACTATAAAAATAATAAGTCCCCTCTAAAAATAATATGTCCTCAAAATCATATTTTTACATCTAATTTTAACAATTTTAAAAATAATGGAAATAGATGTGGGTATTGTTTCGGTAATAAAAATAACACATATGAATTTGTCAAAAATTATATTGAAAAAACAGGATATAATCTATTATCAACAGAATATTCACATGGAAAAGAAATGCTAGTAATTATGTGTGAAAAGGGTCATAAATATAATGTATGTTTCAATAATTTTCAACAAGGAAAAAGATGTCCTATATGTAAACCAAAATATTCAAAAGACGAGAAAGAACTATGTAATTATATAAAAACATTATATGATGGTACAATAATAGAAAATGATAGAAGTATCATTAAAAACCCATTAACAAACAAAATGTTAGAATTAGATATATATTTACCTGAATTAAATTTAGCATTTGAATATAACGGAGACTATTGGCATTCTAACAAATATGCTAAATTCAAAGATAATCAAAAAATTATACAATGTAAGAATAATGGAATAAAATTAATAACCATTTCCGAAAATGAATGGATAAATTACAAGGATATATGTCTTAAAATCATAAATGAATATATCGTTGGAAGGAAGGAAAAATAATATGTCTTTTTCAAAAAATACAAAATATGAAATATTGACACCATACGGTTGGTGTGACTTCGAAGGAATCAACAAAAAAGGGGAAGATAATCTTTTTATTATAAAAAGTGGTGATGATATGGTTACATCAACAATCAATCATACATTTTATGTAAAAGGAGAAAAGAAAAAAGTTTACGAACTTACTACTGGTATTGATAAAATTGATGGCTGTTCGGATTCTATATCAAGCATATCGTGTGGTCGAAGAGATAATGTGTTTGATGTTATAAATGTAAATAATGAAAAAAATATGTTTATCGTAAATCGTTGTTTTCACACGAAAAATTGTATGGATGAATTTGCATTTGTACCTAAATCAGTAGCAGATTCTTTCTGGGCTGCAAACTATCCTACAATTTCAGCATCATCAGATGCAAAAATTGTTATTGTATCAACACCACATGGTATGTTTAATTCATTTCACACTCTTTATAGTCAAGCAGAAAGAAATCTAAATGGATTCAAATCATTTAAATCATCTTGGAAAGATGTTCCCGGCAGAGATGAAAACTGGGCAAAAATGCAAGAAAAAAATCTTGGAAGTAGAAAATTTTCTCAGGAATATGCATGTGAATTTATAGGATCTACTAATACTGTTGTTGATCCTGAAACAATAGAATCTTTATTTACACAAATTAAAGAACCTGAATTAATTGAAATGAAAGGAAGATTCAGAATATATGAAAAACCACAAAAAGATACTCAATATGTATTAGGATGTTTACCCCCTGATGAAACCGTCCTTACCAATAAAGGAATCAAAAATATTATTAATGTTCTACCTTCAGATAAATTATATGATGAATATGGCAATGAAACTGAAATAAAAAATATTCAAATATACAAAGATTTTGAAGGAGATGTTTATGATATTGAAACATATGGATCAGTAAGGAAAACAAAATTCACTGGTGAACACCCCATACTTATATCACATCAACCTAAAGAAATGAAAAGAATGGGATGTAAAAATAACCAATACAGAGATTTTAACTTTCAATACACAAAAGCCGAATATGCAAATGTAGATGATTGGGTTTGCTTCCCCAATATATATAACAATATAATATCTTCCGATGTTTTGGATGAAAAATGGAATAAATATAAGAACATTACAGGAATGGATTTTCGATTAACAAATAATCCTTTGAAAGATAAAGATTTTTGGTGGTTCATTGGTGTGTGGCTTGGTAATGGATGGATACAAAATAAAAATGATAGTTACAGTATACATACTTGTCACGATGCTAATAAAGAATATCATTTTGTTAAAAAGATTAAAAATATTCTAGAAAAATATAACAAAGATGTGAATATAATCAAAAAAGAAGATGAATCGACAATATACACACAATTGAATAGTGAACAAATACATCATTTTTTACAAGACACATTTGGTCAATATTCACATGAAAAATATATATCTGAATGGGTAAAATTCATACCTATTGAATATAAATTAGAATTGATTCGTGGATATATTGATAGTGATGAATGTATCTTATATAAAAATAATCAATGTTATGTGTCTATGGTTAGTGTTTCACTTTTTCTTATAGAAGATATACAAGATATATTATATTCTCTTGGCTATATTTCATCTGTTGGTATATCGAAAAGATGCCATACAAAAAAAACATACCGACTCAAATTACATAATTATGATAGTGTAAATTTATTAAATAATTTAGTATATAAAGATTTTGATATATCAAAAATAAAAAATATACGAAATAAAAATAAAAGATACTGCTATTTTAGTGATGATAAAAAACAAATTTATATAAAAATAAAAAACATCACAAAATCACAATATAAAGGTGATGTTTATAATTTTGAGACAAACTCACATACATTCTTATGCCGTAATCTAATAACTCATAATTGTGATACAGCAAAAGGAACAGGTGGTGATTCGTCTGTAATACAAGTTTTAAAATTTGTGTCTTTAAATCCTTTATCTTTCGAACAAGTTGCTGTATTTACTGATGATTTTACAGATGTATATGATTTCACTGAAATTATAAATAGAATATCTATCTATTATAATATGGCACATATAATGGTAGAAAATAATGCAGAAGGGGCGGCTGTTGTTAATAAATTATGGTGGGATATTGAGACAGACAGACTTGTAAATACAGGAACAAAAGCTCAAAATCTTGGTGTTAGGGCAACAAGGACAACAAAACCCAAGGCTGTTTTATTAATGAAAAGACTTATAGAAGATGGATGTTTGAAAATTAACGATAAAGAAACAGTTGAACAATTAGCATCATTTATCGAAAGTAATGAGAGATTTTTTGGTCAAGATTTACATGATGATTTAGTGAGTGGATTATATTGGGCTGTATATATATCACATATGAGTATGTTCGATCAAGAAGTTGTTTTAAAAAAACAATTAAATGAAAAAGAAACTGAAGATGAAATATGGGGTGTACTCTCTGATATAAAACCAGACACTGAAGATTCAATGGGTTGGGTGTCAGATTATAAAATACAAGAATAAATAAATTTTATTTTTAAATAAATAGAATTGATATAGCAACTCAATAGAGGAGTAATATATATGACAACAAAAACAGAATTATCTGAAAAAATTAGAAGGCGTCTAGGTGCGCCTATGATAAAAGTGGAATTAGACGAAACACTAATATACGATAATATAGATTATACAAGGCAAAAATATATCAAATGGGCTATAGGAAATGCAACATCAGAAAGTTATATTACTCTTCTATTAAGTGGTGGACAAACATTATATGACTTACCAGCCAATACTGTTGATGTCCTTGATTATAATATAAGTGCTGTAGGATCAATTCATACATTATTCACAGTTGAAAATTATCTTTATCAGATGGGTATGTATGATCAAATTTTAATGAGGGGTGGTGGAGATGGGTATACATTAGTATCATATCATATAGCAAAAGAATTTTTAGATACATTAAAACGATATGTTGTTGATGCGTATCATTATACATATCATAAATATACTAATCAAATTGAAATACAACCACCACCTCCTATTAGCGGAGAAACAACCGTAACAAGGACAACATCTGCTGGTTCTGAATATGTAAGAAATACACCAGGATATATATTATTAAGAACATATGTAGTAGAAGGAACAGATGAGGATATGTATGACAATATATGGTTTTTAGATTACGCTACAGCCTTATGCAAAGTAACTTTGGGTAGAATAAGATCAAAATTTTCTAATTTCACAGCAGTAGGTTCTAATGTAGGGTTATCTTTAGATGGTGATGCTTTATTACAAGAAGGACAGGCAGAATTAGAAAGACTAGATGTTGAACTAAGAGAACAAGAGTGCCTTGAGGGCATGGGCATATACATAGGATAATAAAAAATAAGAAGTTCTACATAAAGGATAAATTATGTCATTAATACCAAATGTACCACAAACAACTATACCACGAAAAATGAGATCACAAATAGGGTCATCAAAGCCTAATTTGAATATATATGATGTAAAAAATAATCCTGAATGGGAATTAGCTGAAAGTTATGTTACAGAATACACTGATATCGCAGGAATAGAATGTATATATTACCCACGAAGCAATTCTGTTGAACCCGATGATTTATATGGTGAAGTACAAGATGCTGAATATACAGAAGGTAAAACAACTAAAATATTATATGAAGTCGGTGAAGTTCAAACATTATATTCTATGTTTGGTATGTTAGCTACTGACCAAATTATTGCTCATATACCACAAGCTGTATTTGTAAGAGATGTAAGTGAAACAGAATTACCAAAACCAGGTGATGTTATACAAATACCTTGGTATACTTATGATTTTACAAATGATGAAGATGCGACAGGTGGTAGAACATTTGAAATAATCCATGTTGCACAAGATCAAGCTATTTTTCAATTACATAGTTTAGTATATGTTCTATATTTGAAACCTTACAGATTCTCAGAGGAATCAGATTCTGCTAGAAGAGTATCTAGTGATTTGGATGATATATCTACTAATACTTCTTTAAGTATATCAGCATATGGTGATAATGATTGGATTGATACACAATCAGAAGCATTAAGCGCTTATGATGGTGTAGATAAAAGTATATATGGATTTTGAAAATCCTTTATTTATAAGGATTTTAGATGTTGATAGAGGAGGATTATGAAATTTACAGAAGTTCCTTATTATATATTGAAAGATTTTTTATTGAAATCCCCAGGTGTTTCAGCAATACCCTATTCTGTTCTTATAACAATGAATTCCGTTGAAATTAAAAGGTATATTGAGAATATTAAAAAAGAATGGGATGGTAATTAATGTCTGAATATTTTTTCTATAAATCAATAAGAAGAACAACAATACAATTTCTTGATATTTTTAATAATATAAACATTGAGAGATATGACACTAATGGTGTTGTAAAAGGACAATATAAGGTTCCTATAAGATATGGTCCTAAATCTAAATCATATTTATGGATGAGAGATCTTGGAAGAAATGAAGAAATATTACCAATGATTTCAATATACACAACAGGTATTGATTTTGACCCATCAAGACTGACAAATAAATATCAAGATATTCTTGTAAATTCATCCAATGATTCTGGAATATATGCTAAAAATGCTATTCCATATAATATATCATTTACAGCAAATATATGGTGTCTACATTTAGTAGATATCGATCAAATATTTGAACAAGTATTGCCATACTTTGCACCACATGCTTTTATAAGAGTTAGAATCCCAGAATTAAATATTGTATATGATGTAAAGATAATATGTAATGGATGTTCATCTGTAATGACAGATGATGTTGGTGAAGAGGAAGCTAGAGTATTGAAGTGGGATATTACATATACAGCACAAACATGGTTATTTAAACCTGTCGAAACAAAGAAACTCATTGGTAGTGTTTCTGGTTTTGTTTCTTCAGGAAATGGTATTTCATGGATATCAGAATCTGGAACTTCTGGATTTGGGAATAGCGAATCATCTGGAAAAATAGTAAATAGATACTACATGGATGAAAATAGTTTTGCTGAAAGAGATGATGAAGAAAAGGAAATTTTTGCAGATAACACCGCTTCAGAAATTGTATCATTTAGACCTATTGAATATGATGAAGATGCAAAACTATTATTAGATTATGAAAATTTTAAATAGAAATATAGGATGATATTCTAAATATATGAAAATGAAGTAATAATATTCATATTTTAAAATTATAAAAGGAATAAAAATGACAGAAATACAAATATCAAATTCATCTACAGAATTAAATTTTGAAGTTGATTATTATATGGCACCCACACAAACATATAAAATATTATTAGATTTTATTGAAACATTTTCAGTAGGTGATATATTTTTAGCAACTCTTAATAATAATGAAGAGGTATAATGACACTAAATTTAAGTAAAGCAACATCAACCGAATATACATTCATAATAGGTAAAATTCCATCTGAAAGTAGTATACATTCTGTTGATGAACTCCATTTAAATGTTCATAATATAAATCTTCCTAGTATTAGTTTACAAAATACAGAATTTAATTGGCAGGGTAAACATGTTGATTATCATATAGGGGGAATAACATTTGATCCACTTAATATAAATTTCGTTGTCGATGTCGAATTTTTCAATTGGAAGGTTTTGTATAATTGGATTTCTTTTATTTCTGACAATAAAGATAAACCATCATGTAAACCTAATGATTATGTCACTGATGCAAGTATAATAGTATTTGATAATTTTGGTAGCATACATAGTATAATAACATTTAAAAATATATGGATTCAATCTCTTGGAGAAATAACATTTTCGGTGAGAGATGGTGAATCACAAATAGAAAGTAATGCTTCTTTTATGTTTGATAGATATGAAGTAACTTATGGAGAAGGGTCTTCAACATCAGGTATATATGGTCATGGTAGTTATAATACACCAAGATCTAATACATCCGGTACATCCGGTATAAGTGGTAGCTCAGGCACATCTGGTGTAAGTGGTACATCCGGTAGCTCAGGTAGCTCAGGCACAAGTGGTTCAAGTGGTTCATCTGGATGGGGGACATCTGGTAGCTCT